CAACACCGAAGAAAAAAGAAGAAAAGAAAGAAGTAAATACGAGCAGCTCAGAAGAAACCGAGTCGCCGCAAGAATCAAAGCCAGAAGAAAAAGAGAAAGAGTCAGTAGAGAAAGCTCCAAAGATTCCGACTGGAAAAAGCTTAGTACCAGGGTTTGGGTTAACAATGTCACTGGACATATTAGACTCTGGAATCCAATTAAACGAGATACAACTGAATGATGTACTTACATTAATACAGGAACAAGAATATGACAGACAACAAAACATTCTCCTTGACCTTGTCTTCCAAGATGATATTGACGCTGGTCTTGACAGCATTGCCAATATTAGGTGGCGGAGCTTATTACGGGATAACCCTCTACAACAAGATGCTTTCGGTGATTAATAAGTTTGACGCTAATAAAGTAGCAATGCTAGAAGAACAGTTAAATGACCAACGTGAGAGATATGTTGAGCTGATGCAAACAAACATAAGATTACAAGAAAAAGCAAGTGAAGCTATAGCATTAGCCCGTGAAGCAAAAGCATTAAGTTCAGGTACATCAAGAGAAGTAGAGGCAACTATATCAAGTATTAGAAGCGAAGTTAACTCGCAGATCAATGCCGTTAATGATAAAATGAAGGCATTACAAAAAGCTACAACTAACCCGTTAGGTCGATAAGGAGTATAAATGTTAAGTATTATTTCAGGTATATTAGGTTTTGCAACATCAGGTTTACCAAGTGTTTTAGATTTCTTCAAACAAAAAGGCGATCAGAAGCATGAACAAGCAATGGCACGATTGGAAATGGAAAGAGCTATGGAAATGGCTAAAGCTGGCTTTGCTTCGCAAGAAAGAATCGAAGAGTTCAAGACAGACCAAGTCGAGATGGAAACCTACGCACAAGAAAGAATCGCGCTTTATAAACATGATGAAAAACTTGCGGAAGGTGCGTCTCCTTGGGTTGTTAATCTCCGTGCTAGTGTTCGCCCCGTTGTCACCTATATTTTTCTTTTTATTATTTTATTTATCGACGTGGTAGGTTTGATATGGGCTATGAAGTCAGGCGTTGATTTTGTGCAAGCACTAAACATTATATTCTCTCAAGAAGAGATGGCAATTTTTGCAACTATTATTGGATTTTGGTTTGGATCGAGGCACTGGGATAAACGCAGATAATGAAAATATCACCGACAGGTATACACCTCATCAAGCATTTCGAGGGGGTTAGATATAAGCCGTACATGTGCAGTGGCAATGTGTGGACAGTCGGTTGTGGGCACGCGTTATATCCTAGACAACTAGCGATGAATCTAGCTGATAGAGCTAAGTTTGATTTAAAACCAGAAGACAATAGAACATGGACAAAGGAAGAAGTAGATGGACTACTTAAACACGACTTACAACGCTTCGAGCTGGGAGTACTTCGTCTGTTGGGTTCTGTGCAACCAAAACAGTCTGAGTTTGATGCTCTTGTCAGTTTTAGTTTTAATCTTGGCTTGGGGACATTTCAGCGATCGACAGTTCGGTCGGCATTTATCCGTGGTGATAAAACGCGTGCTGGAGAAGTTCTTCTAAAGTATTGTCGTGCAGGGGGTCGAGTACTAAAAGGATTACAGAGACGAAGACTCGCAGAACATGCGATGTTTATGTCTGGAGCTTAATATGGCATTAAAGAAACTAACATTTAGACCTGGTATTAACCGAGATATAACTAACTATTCACAAGAAGGTGGATGGTATTCGTGCGATAAAATTAGATTTAGAAAAGGTTACCCTGAAAAAATAGGCGGTTGGACCACAGTTAATTTTGATGCGTATAAAGGAAACTGTCGTGCAATATTACCTTACTCTACAAAAGATAGCGCCACTATTATTGCATTTGCTACTAACGCTAAAGTATATGCACTAGCTGGTACTACAACATATGATATCACCCCTATAAGAGCTACATTTACTTCTACTGCAACAGACAATATGTTTGAAACAGTAAGTGGTTCTACTACTTTAATTATTAATTTAACTTCTCACGGAGCTTCATCAGGTGACTTTGTAACTTTTGGTGGCTCAACAGATGTAGGCGGTATACCAGCTGTAGAAATAAATACTGAACATGAAATTATTAGAGTTGTTTCAGCAAACCAGTTTGAAGTTAGTGTTACTACAGCAGCTACATCAACTGTAGCAGCAGGCGGAGGTACTGTTATTAATGCTGTATTTCAAATATCTATCGGATATGGAAGTTCTACATATGGATATGGTTGGGGCGCTGGTACTTGGGGTCGAGGTACTTGGGGTTCAGGTGCAGCAACTCCTGTATCAATTCCTGAAAGACTTATATTTCTAGAACAATTTAACAATGACATGATATGGAATATCCAAGATGGTGAAATATACTATTGGGACTATGATGCTCTTTTTACAAATAGGTCTGTTGCTTTAAGTTCATTGACTGGTGCTAGAGCTGTACCACAACAAGTGGGCAAAACTATGTTTACCTCTAGTGGACACCTATTAGCCTTAGCTTGTACAGAATATGCAAGAGCAACAACAGCAGGACAAACTATATCAAGTATTACTAATGTAACTACGACTGCCACTGTAACAACAGCATCACCTCACGGTTTAGATGTAGGAGACTGGGTAGAATTTAGTGGTCAAACTCCAATAGCTTATCAAGGCGAGTTCCAAGTTACTGAAGTACCATCAACTACTACATTCAAAGTAATTTTATTGTCAGACCCAGGCGGAAGTGCTTCAGTGGTAGGAACTTATGTTTCTATAGACTATACAGGCACTTATGACCCACTATTAATTAGATGGGCTGATGTTAATGCAGATACAGGTCCTGTTCCAGAAGAATGGAAACCAACGGTTACTAATTCAGCAGGGTTCTTAAGAGTTAAAGGGGGTTCTAAAGTTATTACTGGGTATAACACTAGACAAGAAACACTTATATTTACGGACACTTCTTTAAATTCTTTACAGTTTTTAGGTACAGATGAAGTATTTGGTATTCAAAGTATTACAGATAATATTAATATCGCTGGTCCTAATGTAATTGCTGAAGCTAACAATATAGTTATGTGGATGGGGCATGACCAATTCTTCTTCTATGATGGTCGAGTACAAACGCTACCATGCACACTAAAACAGTATATATTTGATGATATAAACTTAGGACAAGCTAACTTATTCTTTGCTGGTAGTAATAGAGAGTTTGATGAATTAATTTGGTTCTATTGTTCTGACAATGCAGTAAACATAGATAGATATGTTATATATAATTACCAAGAACAAATCTGGTATTATGGAACACTTAATAGAACTGCATGGTTTGATTCTCAAATTATTAATTATCCTATTGCAGCTGCTAACGGTTATATTTATAAACACGAAGATGGTATTAACGATGGTCAACCGCTAAATGCTACACCTCAACCTATTAATGCATTTATACAATCGGCAGATATGACAATAGAAGACGGTGAGAGATTTGTATTAACTAAGAGAGTTATACCTGATGTTAACTTTACTACATCTGATGCAACAACAACTCCTGAAGTAGAAATGACAGTAAGTGTACGTAATTTCCCAGGAGCAACTATAAATACTAATGACGTAGCTGGTAATACTTTAACTCGTGATATTGTGACTACAGCATCTATTGACCAGTATACCAACCAAGTGTTTGTAAGAGCTCGTGGTCGTCAAATGAACTTTAAGATTGAATCTAATAAAGTTGGAACACAATGGGAATTAGGTTCTGTAAGAGTAGACTTTAAACCTGATGGTAGGAGAGGGTAGTGAGTCATTCAATAAAACCTATAACTCCTCCTAATTTAATTGCCGCTACTAATGAATATTCAAGAACAAGAAATGAACAGTTAAATAATGAACTTAGACTTTATTTTAATAGATTAAATGCTAACATTAATACAATATCAAATGTTGCAGGCGGGTCAGCAATTAGTTTTCCACACATTGTAGCTTACTCAGACGTAGACCAGTATGCTGGTGGAGATGACACTCCTACAATAGTTACTTTTAATAATGCCCCTGATAATGTAGGATTTACATTTAATACTGATGGCACAGCTAATGCTACTTATGATGGTACTTATAAAATTGAATACAGATTACAAGCAGTCAATACAAATAACGCCGCTTTAGATACCGTAGTTTGGTTACAAGTTAACGGACAAGATGTTGCTGATTCAG